CGTGGCCAAGAACAAGGCCGTCACGACCCAGTTGAAGGGCGAGATGAAGGTGCTGACCACCGAAATCCGCAAGAAACTCGAGGCCGACCGTGCCACCACCAAGCAGATAGACATCAATAATGCGTCTTACAACAAACTCGCTGCGACCTACAAGCAGATGAAACAGCGCATCAACGAGATGTCTGCGGAGGAGCGGAAGGCAAACAAGCAATACATCGACGACTCCAAGCAGGTGTACGAGCGGATGAAGCAGATGCAGGCCGAGACGGGTAAGATGCAGTTGAATGTCGGCAACTACCAGTCTGCCATCGCAGGACTGGTCACCGGCAACAACCGATTCGCCACTTCCCTGCTTTCGATGACCACAGGAGCGAAAGGGATGAGCGGCGCGATGGGAATGCTCACCAACTCGTTCAAGGCATTCGGGCAGGCCCTTATGTCGCTGGCGGCAAATCCCGTCTTCCTCGCGATCGCAGGTGTCGCGGCTGTCGGTATGGCCTTTAAGTTCTGGAAGGACTACAACGATGGCTTGGCAGAGGCTACACGACTGACGCAGCAGTTCACGCAGCAGTCGGGTGAGGCCCTCGACGCCATCCGCGACTCAGTACAGGCTACGGCAGATGTCTACGGCAAGGACTACAAGGAAGTGCTGCAAGGCGTGGATACCCTCGTGGCTCAGTACGGCCTCACCTGGAAAGAGGCGAACGACATCATCAACAAGGGATTCGCGGCGGGTGCAGACCTCAACGAGGACTTCTTGCAGAACGTGCAGCAGTATGGCCCCGCCCTGAAGGATGCGGGCCTCAGTGCCGAGGAACTTGTCGCAGTCTTGCAGCAGACCCGTTCGGGCATCTTCGGCAAGGACGGCCTCGACGTCATCGAAAAGGCTGGCAAGAATCTGCGTGATATGAGCAAAGGCACAGCAGAGGCTTTGCAGGGCGTAGGCATCAATGCCGACGAAATGAAACAAAAACTTGCGGACGGCTCCATCACGATGATGCAGGCTATCCAGCAGGTGTCGGGAGCACTGAAGGGCGTATCGTCCAACTCGCAGGAGGCAGGTGCCGTCATCAGCGACGTGTTCGGCAAGAAAGGCGTGGCGGCTGGGCAGGAACAACTCAAGGCCATCGAAGACCTGAATATGTCGCTCGATTCGCTCATCGAAAGCGAGGGTGAATACGGGCGTGTGCAGCAGGAGATGGTCGAGGTGCAGGCAGAACTGAACGCCTATACCGCTGAACTCTTCGGGATGGACGGCTGGGACACGATGAAAAAGCAGATTGAACTCGTGGTCAAGAAAGGTCTGCTGCAAGTCATCAAGTGGACGGTTGACATCATCAACTACTTCATCGACTGGTACAACGAATCCCTGCTGGTGCGCATCGCCTTCAATGCCATCGTCACGGGTATCAAGAACGGCTGGGAGGTCATCAAACTGGCCTTCAACCTCATCATCGATGCCGTCAAGAGCGTGGGCCGTGTGCTGCACGGTCTGGGCGATATCGTCGAGGGTGTGTTCACACTCAACTGGGACAAGATTTCGGGCGGCTGGGATACCCTCATCAGCAACTTCGGAGCGACCTGGAAAGAGATTGCAGTGGATGCCAAGAATGCAGGCACGAACATCGGCAACAATTTTGCGGACGGGTTCGAGAATGCGATGAACGGAAGACTTGAACACATCTCCGTGAATATGGATGCGGCTAACGTGGGCGGTTCCGTATCGTCCGCAGGTGCCGGTGGTGGCGGCGGTTCTTCATCGTCGGGCGGCGGCAAGAGCGGCAAGTCGGGCGGCTCAAGTGCAGCCGACAAGGCGGCAGCCGAGGCCAAGAAACAGGAGGAGCGCGAACTGAAGGCTTACGAGAAGGCCATCAACAACTACCTGAAGTACCTCGACAAAAAGGAGAAAGCCGAGGTCGCAGCCGCACAACGCCGCTATGAACTCCTGCTTGCCGTGGCCGAGAAAGGCTCACAGGAAGAGTTGCAGGTGAAATTGCAACAACTCAACCTGCAAGAGCAACAGGAGAAGAAGTCCATCAGCAAATCGGTGGAGAACGAGGAAAAGCGGAACGAACTGCTGATGCTTGTCGAGCAGAAGTACCAGAAACAGCGAGACACCCTTCAGACGCAATACGAGCAACAACGCCACGACAGGATGGTGCAGGCTGCGACGAACGAGTTCACCGAGCGGATGATGTCGGCTGACAACACTCTCGAGCAGGAGCGCATACGCCTTGAGCAGGCTGCGTTTATGTATGAGAACGCATTCCAACAGGAAGGCGAAAGCGCCGAGGCGTTTCTCGCACGGAAACTGCAACTTTATCAAGCCTATATCGAGCAGAAGAAAACGCTCGACAAGACGGAAATCGAGATGGAGCAGACGAAAGTCAAAGCCATCGCCCAACTTTCCGGTGCCATAGGCGAAGTGCTCGAAACACTTGGCGAAAAGAACAAGGACGCGCTGATTGCATCCAAAGTGCTGGCCATCGCAGAGGTCGCAATCCAGCAGGGTCTTGCCATCGCGAACACCGTACGCGCGGCCGCAGAGGGCTCGAAGTCGGTGTGGGAACTGCTGGCGCAGATTGCTGTCGGTGTCGCAGCAGTGACAGCCAGCATCGTCAGCGCAACAAAGTCAATCGAGTCGGCCAAGTTTGCAAAGGGCGGTTTAATCACCGGCCCCGGTACTGGAACGAGCGATTCAATCACGGCGCGGGTGTCCAACGGCGAGAGCGTGATGACGGCCAATGCGACGGCGTTGTTCTCTCCCCTGCTGTCCGCCATCAACCAACTCGGCGGCGGCGTTCCTATCCACCACGGCGGCGGTGCAGCGCAGATGGGCGAGGATATGCTGGCGGCGGCTATCGCCAAAGGCTATGCCCTTGCACCCGCACCTGTGGTGTCAGTGCAGGAAATCAGCGATGTTTCCAACAGAGTACAGGTCATTGAAAACCTTTCACGATCGTGACACGCTACGAGTTCATAAAGGCGGCTGAGTCGGTGCTGAAGGTATGCGACCGTGAAGGCATCGCCCCGAGCGAGGCGGCATACCTGCCCGTGTACGAGGACTGGGTGCGGCTGACGGGCGAGGGTCACAAGAAGGTGTGGATAATCGCATACCTGGCGCAGCAGTACGGCATCAGCGAGGCAACCATCAAGCGCATAACGAAAAAGTTCGCAAAATGGGTCAAGCCGTGACCCTTCAAACAGGCGGGAAAATTCACTCCCGCCTTTTTTCGTGCCTTATCTTTGCAGCAAAAGGAAAGACTATGGCAGTACTCAACATATTCAACGATATCCAGAGCGAACAGGACAAGGCCGTCACCCGTATGTGGGGAATGGAGCCCGGCATCTCGTTCCGTGATATCAATCAGTTCTGCGACTCTATCCCCGACGACGACAACACCATCGACGTGCATATCCACTGCAACGGCGGCGATGTGCTCGAAGGATGGGCCATATATGACCGCCTCCGCGCCACTGGCAAGGAAATCACGACCATCGTTGACGGCACAGCCGCATCGATGGCCACGGTGATTATGATGGCGGCACCAAAGGAGAGGCGCAAGGCGTACGCCAATGCGCAGATTCTCGTCCACAACCCGTGGCTCGACCCTGCCTGGATAGGGCTGACGGCTACAGCCGACGACCTTGAGAAGGCGGCAGAGAACCTCAAGGCGCAGCAAGACCGCATCCTCGACCTCTATGTCGAACGATGCGGCTGCGACCGCGATGAGATGGCCGCGCTGATGGCAGAGGACAAGTTCATCAGCGTCGAGCGCGCTATGGAACTGGGAATGGTCGGGGAGATTATCGCACCGATATCGGCATCAATCAATAAAGTTAAACATATGAGCATCAGAGAACGAATCATCAACGCCATCAACAGCGTGTTCGGCTCCAGCGAGGACGAACCCAAGATGATGGCAATGGAACTGGCCACCGCATCAGGCGACACCCTCACGATCGAGCGTGAGGAAGGCGCGCCCGCTGTCGGTGACAAGGCAGAGCCCGACGGAGAGTGGCTTATGCCGGACAATACCACGATCGTGGTCGAAGAAGGAGTCATCACTGAAATCCGTCAGCCCGAGGAGCAGGTCGAGGCTGCTGAGGAAGGCGATGGACAGGAGGGAGACGAACCCGCAGAGGAAACCGACGGTGAGAGCGAACTGGAAAAGGAGAACGCCGCGCTGAAGGAGCGCATCGCAGAACTCGAGGCCCAAATCGCCGAACTCACCGAACGCCTGGAACAGGCCGAGGCAAAGGCCAAGACCCAGAACGACCTGCGTATCCTCAATATGGTAGCAATGGCAGGTGGAGCCGAAAAGGTGTTCACCCACATCCAAAGCACCTACAAGCCCGAGACGCGCGAACCCGTCACCGCCAAGACCGAAGAGGCCGCAGAGCGTAACTACATCCGTGAGCGCATCGAGGCCGCACGCAAGAAAAAGTAAGTAAAACATCATAAAAAAGGAGATTAAAATGGCAACTTTTTTGCAGAATCTGACCCTGTCGCCCGAGAACATCCGCGACCTGCGTCAACTCATCAACGTAGACCTGTGGCGTGACGAGCGTCTTCAGGACTACTTCCGCATCGTTCCCGCCCGTCACGGTGACCCCGTCGGCCTCATCGGCAAGGGCAACCCCATCGGCACCGCTGGCTGTGGCTGCGACCCCGAATACGCGAAATTCGCTCCCTCCAACACCCTCAAGCGTTGGGAGTTGGGCTGCTGGCAGGCCCCGTTGAAAGTGTGTTGGAAGGATATGGAAGGCACAATCGCCGAGTACGCGCTGAAGAACGGCACCCCCATCGGTGACCTCAACGGCACCCAGGTGATGAGCGAGGTGATTGAACCCCTGCTGACCGACCTGTATGTAGACCTCGTTTGGCGTTTGGCCTGGTTCGGCGACACCGATGCTGAGAATGTCAGCGACGGCGGCGCGATTGTTAACACCGTCGACACGGCCCTCGTTGACGCAGTGGACGGCCTGTGGAAGCAGATTCGTACCATCAACGCACGCGCAGGTGCTCCGCAGTACACGGATGTCGCTGGCGTAGCCGGTGGCAACGATAAGGCCCACATCCTCGTTTCCGGTATCCCCACCAAACTCATCGAGCAGATGATGGTCAATGCCAACGCCGCCACGATGGCCCTGCCCAACAAGGTCATCTATATGACGATGGCGATGGCTACCGCCCTCGAGTGGGATATGCGAAACAGCGGCTGCGGCTGTATGCCGTGGGAGGATCGTGTCAACGGTGTTCGCACCACGAAGTGGAACGGCATCGAGTACATCGCCCTGCCCAAGTGGGACGAGTACATCAACACCTTCGAGAGCGGCAACTCGCCCTACCGTGCCGTCTTGACCAACAAGGACAACATCCTCATCGGTACCCCCGGCGGCGAACTCGTCCAGGACTTCGATATGTACTTCGACCGCATCAGCCGCAATATGTTCCTCTACGGAACGGGCAAAATCGGTGCGATGTTCCTCAACTACGAGGCATTCCAGGCTTTGCATTAATCACCCTTAAAGAAAGGACAGAATTATGGCAAAGTTATGTGAAAGCATCATCGCAAAGGCGATTGATTTCGCCTGCGACGACCTCGTTGTCAAGGGCCTCGAGAGCGACGGCCTGATTATCAACCGCAGCGACATCGACTTCTCGGCTACGGTGTTCAGCAGCACCAACCCGAACATCATCCAGTCGCTGGTGCTGAAGAC